AAAGATATTTCCGGGAAGACTACGATCCCGATGCTGATTATGAAGTAGGCAAAGAGGTGCACTCAAACGGGAAATATTATAGACTTCACGATAATAGTTTACGATTTTTTAAGCCTTACGACCAACCAGAAATAGATATTATAAGTTGGTACGAAATTGGCGACCGGGCCGAAGATGCACCATGGTCACAGACCGCGACATATCGGATTGGTGCGAAAGTTGATTATAAGGACGAAACATATTTATGTATTGATAATTTAGGATCAAATGGATCCACGGATATCAGTTTGGTAAATTACCAGTACGACAAAATAGAACCAACAGACACCCGGTATTGGGCAAAAATAGATCCAACTCTTCGTAGATATATATCTTACGAGCAATCTAATTATGATGTCATTGGCACAGTGTTTAGTATACACGCAGATGACCCACAGTTCTCGAGCGGAAAGCCACTAGACTGGACAGAGGGCAATGAAGGAATCTATGTACAAATGCCAGAGGCAAGCTATAACTATGTTTGGGTAAAATACAGGCCGGAAGCACCTGTTTACACGCATGATGGTAGCAACCAAAAGGTGCCTAATTTCTTAGCTCCAGCAATAAAAGCTTTTGCGTATAAATCGTGGCTTATCGGGGATGGCCAGCATGAGAAATCACAGCTACAAGATATACAGTGCATTGACTTGCTCTTGCGTGAGGTGGACAAACTCAATAATCAGCAAGACCGAGGTAAGGCTTACACAATCTCCAGCGAACCATACAGACGAATTGATGCTAGTGGCAATACGCCAACTACTCCAACGCATAATCGTATTGGTTCAATAAAAACCGGAACGGCAAAAACAAGACTGGTTTTAGATAGTAGACAATTTGTTAATGGCAGAAATGCCACAAGAAGATCCAGTGCTAACAGTAAGTTTGATGTTACTATTATAAGTAAATCTATTCGTAACTATGTAAAGCTTGGTACTGCTGATAGCTCACTGCAGTGTAGGGCCACCGCAATAGGGCGACAAGCTGTGCTGTATCGAGATACTTACATGATGTTTAGGCACTTTACTGGCAAACCATTCCGGGCTACCGGCATAGGCTATGTAAAAGGTATTGAGCAGGGTATAGTTGCGTACAAGGTAGGTATTTCCGTACCGGATGTGCAGTTCTTTAATATAGTACATCGCAGGATAGAAAATGTAAACTTTGGTGTGACTAGTGTGCAGGCAGGTAGGCAGGCTGTAATGAGGGGTACTACAGGCACAGAAACTTATATTACAACTACTGCACAAGGGTTTGATGCAGGCAAGCAAGCCTATGTCCAGTCCAGTAAGATTAGCCTAATTCCTTCAATCGGAGTAACAGGCTGGAACAGTAGGGCTGATTGGGAACACACAAATGTATATTGGGAAAATGCAAAATGAGTAATTTAACAGGAAAAGAAATTAAGGATAGTTACAAGGACTTGCTCCAGATGGGCAACGCTAATACAGGGGTCACAAGTACCCTCGAAAGCGTCAAGGACGGGGAGGGGAGTGTCAGTACATTAAAGCTATCTACGACATCAACAGAGATTGATAATCTTGCTGTAACAAGTGAGCTAGTAGCTCGAGATGGTGCAAACATTAGTGGTACTACAGATATTGCTGAGGCAAATATTGCAGGCAAATTAAAAATAGGTGATGGAATAATTCTTGTAGAATCAACTGATAGGCCAGACTTACTTCAGATAAAAAGCCTGACCACCGGGTGGGGAGGCATACAAATAAGGAATGATACAGATGAACATCTATGGTCATTGATGTCTGATGGAGAATCATTCGGTTTGTATGATGATGCCTCCAATGAATGGTCATGGATGGCTAAGAGGAGTGGTGAGCACAAAATTTTACATGAAGGAAATACAGTATTTACAACTACTGACACAGGGGTACGAATACATCAGCAATCCGATAAAACAATTGGTGGCAATGACTTGTCGCAAGCATCTCTACTTGTTGGGTCTACTACTGCTGGTATTGGTATTGACGATAATGAAATTATCAAAAAACAGGGTACTAATGGTGGTGATCTAAACATAGGATCTGTAGGAAGTTCTTCTGCCATTAGATTGAAAACAGGGGTAAACTCTAGCGGTTTACCTTATAATAGAATGGTCATCAACTCTGCCGGAAATGTAGGTATTGGTACGGAGAATCCTCAAGGTAAGCTAGAAATCCTCAATACTGGATCATGGAATGACCCATCTATTCACCTAAGAGGTGATTATCCTACAATAAAATTTAATGATCAAAATACTTCAGACGATTGGTATATTCATGTAAACGCTAATAATTTTAATATATTAGTAGATAGAGATGCAGTAGGTGATGATTCTCCAATAGGTGATGCGAATAATGAATGGGAAACTCCACACCCATTAGTCCTAGAAGGTGACAACAACACAGGTTATTTATTTGGTGAGGAGATAGCTACAACAGATATGTTTAGCTTTGATGCTAGTACAAAAACTTTAACCATTAATATGTAATGTTAAAGTGGGGTAATACAGAGGTAAAAAATGTTGTCTATAAAGGGCAACATGTAGCCAGTCTAAAATTTGGTAATGACCAAGCATGGACTGCTATTGATCCACCTACTGGATTTACAGCTACTAGTATGGATCATGATTCTATACAGTTATCTTGGGATGCAGTCGAAGATGCTGTCAGTTACAGAGTATATTATGGCACAACATCAAGTGCATCTGATGGTACTGCAGACTTTGCTACAAATACTGGACAAATACATGGCCTGTCTCCTTACACAAAATACTATTTTTATATCCGTGCAAAAAACCAGCATGTGTTCTCTACTACAACCGGGACAATAGATGGAGAAGAGTATACTACTCCAACTGCAGTCACTAATGTAAATGTACAGACTTATGATAAAGACAGTTTGTATGTAACATGGACTGCATCACCCACAGCAAGTAAATATCATGTATACTATAAACTTACTACATCTAACACATGGATACAAGCTAGTCCCTCGCCAACTAATACAAATAAGCACATCCATGGCCTAGGTGAAAATGCATATTACAGCATTAGGGTAGTCGCGGTTGCGGATAGTGGTGATCAAACTCAAGAAAGTGCATCATCGTATGGATCAGGCTCTACAGGTGCAAATCTAGCGAATCCAGCACTTTCTTTAACATCTGCAAATGACAGTACTATTAATATAAACTGGGGCCCTATTACCGGTGCTAGTGCTTATGAGGTTTACTATTCTACAGGCTCCGGCTCCTACTCAAAAGTCGCTGACACCACCAGCACGAATTATTCTTTTACAAGCAAACAAATAGGTACGCTTTATAACTTCAAGGTAAGAGCAAAATACATTTATACCGATGGAGCAAACGATCCTTCTAGTGCAAGAACCCACACTTATAGCGTGTTCAGTAATATTATCAGGAATGGTAAGTTACTACCACCAACAGGAGGATCAATAGCTACTGATAGTAGCACAAATGATCCATACATTTATAATAGAGCAACACTGCAAGGAGTAACTAGGGCCACATCTGCTACCAATCAAATTAGGGTACAGTTTAGTCATCATAGTAATTTTTCCAGTGTATATAATAAGTATTCTTCCAGTGTTACAAATGCATCAATTGCGACTACTGATCTTGGTTCATTCACTACCAGTTATGTACGCTTTAGGGCTGAAGATACAACTGGTGTATGGACAGCATCGGACTATAGAGAATTATCTTCTTTTGTAATCCAGCCCAGTATCTCTACGCCACCAGTTGTAACTATTCCTAGTGCTGGGCAGAATAGTATTCAAGTACAATTTACAAGAGTACCATTCCAGAAATATACTGAGATACAAGTAAGCACATCTAGTAGTTTCTCCACAATATTGCACACTGTACTAAATACTAGTACGACAGCGACCGGTGTACAGATTACAGGTCTAGAACCAAATACTACATATTATGCTCGAGCAAAGGCACTAGTTGTTGATGGCACTACAATCAAAGAAGACTTTTCTTCCCTTTATTCTGCAAGGGCATCTTCGACTACACCACGATTAGATACACCAGTTTTTCAGAACGCTTTATCAACTGGTGGAGATACAACTCCGACATTTACATGGAACTCCGTGTTTATGGCAACTCACTATCAGGTTGCATGGGGAGGGGTAACCTATGGCCTGCAAACCAGTAGATCTTTTACTGTACCGACCATGTCAGCCACAGGGTCATTTGGTATAGTGGTCAGAGCATATCGATCTAATAACGGATCAACATCAGAGTGGTCGCCTCCCCATTTCTATAATTTAGTTTCTGGCCCCCGGCACACAATATCAAATATAAGCCATGATGGCTTTCGTGTTAATTGGTCAACTGGTTCCCCTTTCAACGCAATCGAGCTTTTGGTCTATGAGGGGACTACTCTAAGATTTACAGATGACAGCATAACTTCATTAAATAGTTACAAAGTTTTTAGTACAGACTTATACTCTTGGGTTAAACCAAGCACGGAATACAAAATTTATACTAGGGGTCTTGAGTTAGATAGTAATTCACAAATACCATCCGGGTACACAAGCTTGTGGTGGCTGGTTACAAGGACAACTGATGATCTACCATTAGCCACACCAAGTTTAGGAGCACCTGCAGGACACTTTGTAGATGGTGATACTGTATCTTTCTTGTGGCAAGATATTGATAATGCGGACGCATACGAATTCGAGCTCACTGAGCCAAATAATACAGTTACAGTTTATAATCCAAGTTTAGCAAGCTTAACTACAAATGGGCTGGCTGATGGTGACTACAGTGCAAGAGTAAGAGCAAAAAATACTACACATAATGTTGTATCAGACTGGTCTGCCACAGTTAATTTCCATGTTCACTCTCAGGCCACAGGTTCAGTAGATGCACCAGCTTTCGACACTATAGAGGTCAGTTATCAAACTGATAGTAATTATGATGAGACGGAAATAGTAATTAAAGAAGGAACATCTAGTTACAAGTCAACTAAGGAAACAGTTAGGGTAGCAAACAATAGCGGAACTTTTACATTCCGACATTCAGAATATGACTGGATTGATGACAGTTTAAGATACTATGGATATGCTCGCGGTGTTAATCTGAATAATGGTTCGATTAACGAATCGCAGAGCGGAACTCTTTATTATCTAGGAAATGATGTAACTCCATCTTTAAGCTTAGGAACTCCAACGATTACAGTACCAACAGAAATAGAAGAAACTGCTACTGCTACAATTGAGTGGAGTCCTGTTAGTAATGCCACTGAATATGATCTATATATTACCCCACCTACAGGGAGTTCATTTTTTCATAGAACCTCATCGTTACAATATGAATTAACAGATCCACTAGTTGGTGACTATCAATTTCAAGTTCGTGCCAGCAATGATGCATTTGGTCGCTCAGGTTCCTACTCAACAACTAAAACACTAACTGTAAATAGTGTTAATTTTGTTAAATATTTAGGAGAAAGTGATTACGGAGCCGGTACTTTTTCAAGTACATATTACCAGCGAGCAAAGACAATTGATCTTGAAGATGTAGTCCATATAAGTGGTTGCAATCATGGTACAGTTTTTACATTAGCTGACGGAACAGCAAAGTTTGCCGGGTTAGATACAGGATGTAATCTTGGATACGGAATAACTCCTTACTCCCAGATGATTGAGGAAAACCCACCGGTACGAAATGATTTACGCACTGTACCACCAATACCGGGTGCCATAAAATTCTTTCAGATGTTTGATTTAAAACGGGAGGCTTTCACAGGTATTGGCCCCCAAGTAATGTATGGTGTTTCTACCGGAGGTGCAGTCTATGTAAGAGGGCAGGGTGGTAACTACGGAGTTGGTGGTAGAAGCTTTTCTGATGGGGCAAAACATATACTAGATACTTTAAGTCCGCATCTCTATACCTACGCCCCTGAACAACTTTGGTTTCCACTTTTAACACAAGACGAAGAACCGCTGACTGGGATTGTTGGTGTGGCAGGGTTTTGCACATTTCTGGATAACAATGGAGATGTTTGGATGCTACAAGATTGTAGCAGGACTAGCATTAATGGTACATATGGATATCTGGTCTACGAAGGATATGAACAACCTAGTGGGCTTGACCATCCAAATGGTTATCCAGACCTAACTAACAATTTCGGAAATGTATTTTATAACGGAGCTAACTTAATGCGAAAGCTAAGTTGCTTTAATGGGAATGTAAAGAGTGTGGCAGTTGCTAGTGATAACATCTATTTTAGTAGTTTGGGATATGCATTTGTAAGAACAGACGGCACAGCTTGCGTAATGGGGGATAATAGAAATTGGAGCTTAGGGATTCCGGGCTCGAGTAGACACCACAAACAAATGACTTTAAAGGAGATTCCATTTCCAGAAAGCATTGTAAAGGTTTGCAACTCAGGAAATGGGTTTTTGTTTCTTACAAGTACAGGACAGATATATGCCAGCGATACACAAAGTAGTAGTTATGTAGAAAGAGAAGTACTAGGTTACTACAAGGTTCCCGGTTATATTGATGATACCGCAACTGGTGATCTTATTAGTTTCACGAATGATCCTATAGTTGACATGGTTGGGCAACCCGAGGTCAATACTACCTATGGAGGAGTAATGCTCAAAACCCAAAGTGGAAGGATTGTGTTTTATGACTATCTTGCAGAACTGTCTGGTAACATTGACACTAAACCTTTTTACGGGGAACCCAGAGCTGTGTTTAGTGATCCGGATTTTACGATACCTGCAGATGGTGGCATGGCCCTGATAAGCAGGGGTGCATTCTGGTGGAGCACAGAGAATTTAAACAAATGTTAATATGGAAGAAGAATTACCAGAACACGAAGTCGTTATTGATGAGAACCCTAAAACGGATTTTCCACTTAGCGAACATTACGAAGATTTAACAAACCAAGGAGGATAATTAAATGGCACAAGCTACAGATTACACTGAGAATAAAGTCCTAGAAGGGCTTATAAATGGAACGACAATCCAACTGTCGAGTGGGAAACCATATGTCGGATTACTTACATCAGCACCAACTGATTCTAGCTCTGGCGTAGAATGCACCGGAACCGGTTATGATCGAGTTCGCGTTGGAGACCCAACACAAGGGACATTTGTGATTGGCAATGCAGGATCAGCATCTAACGATGATGAGTTTAGGTGGAACGATGCAGAGAACCAATGGGGCACGATTACTCACATTGCTTTATACGATAGTGAGACAGGTGGGAATATGTTGATCTATGGACAACTTACATCACCGGTCGAGATTGGCACTGGCGACATCTTTAAAGTACCACCTAGTGGTTTCACAATCCAAATAGACTAATCAAATTTATTTGGTTTGTTATGCATACCATCCTCTTAGCAATCTAGCTAGGAGGGTGGTCGCTTATTATGCCTGAAGGAATTACAGAAGAGTCCAGCCTGAAAACAAATACCGGCTTTGCCTTGAAACTTATCGGAGGTGTGGTGTTTTGTGTTTATTCTGGAGCAATGATATTTGCCCGTATCAATACTCTAGAAATGGAGATATTGCGATTGCAACATGAGGTAGAGCTAAACAGCGAGTTTAGGATTAAGTGGCCCAGAGGTGAGCTGGGTGCATTACCAGATGATGCCGAGCAGAATATGCGATTAGCATTTCTAGAGAAGCAAGCAGGTAAGCATGACCAGTTGCTAGAGAAATTGCGATACAAGGAGTCAGAGTGAAATGGGTGAGATACTGGTTATGTTTCTTACTGGTGGAGGCTCGACTGCTATGGGTGCAATTCTCAAAGGTGTGTTTGGCATGGTTTTTGAGGCTAGGAAGCAAAAGCATGACCTTGAGCTTGCGAGAGAAAGTCGTGCGAATGATAATTTCGTTAGACTGCAAGAGTGCCTCGCTAAAAGTGGTTCTTCAGAATCTACTAATCGTGTGCGTAAGTTGCTTGCATGTATTGGTGTTAGTTCTTTGTGTTTTTCAATTATCCTGTGCACCTGTTTTCCCAGTGCAGAATTGGTCGTCCTCAGCAACGCCACTGGAGAAGGAAGAACAGAAATCCTCTTCGGACTCCTCAGTTGGCAATCCCCTCAAAAGCCAATCCAAATCACTACTGGACACATCTCCCTTATGGGGAACCTCACTATCCTTCCCTGTATTCTCGGATTCTATTTTGGCCCCAGTCCAAGACGATAAATAATGGACATTAATTTTATATTTCAGTTGGTCACAGGCTTGCTCATTGCAATGGGTGGATTCATATTAAAGGGTGCATTCAATTCTTTGACCCAGCATGACAAACGGATCAATAAGCTGGAAGTGGATATGGCCCGGAACACGGCAGAGAATGAAAGCTTGTTTAAAAGACTTGATAATATTGAGTCAAAGCTAGATAGGCTACTGGAGGGTAGGCATGGCAAGATATAGGTCATTCGGACAACTAGATGACCCTTATGTCGAAGATGGTGACCTGAGCTTCAAGGGACTGGATATGCATACAAGCCCAAGTATGTTGCAACCCGGAATGCTTTCTCTTGCAGAAAATATAAGAATTAACGAGGGGGTTATATCGTCACGCAAAGGAGCCACTAGAATATGGAGAAATGCAGGAGCACACGCAAAAAGCTTATGTAAGTTCTCGGATCCAGACGGGCAGGAGCAAATTATTGTTATAGGCCGTGCCGGTATATATAGCACAAATGGGACTTTGCTTAGTGTTTATTCAGGTGTGCCTGATTATAGTGAAGGAGCAAAAGCACAAGCTATACAAGCGTTTGATAAAGTTATTATATTTACAAAAGGTAGTAGGCCCAGAACATGGACAGGCGTAACGGGTGATCCGTCTACTGAGCTTAGTACTGTACCGGCAGACTCATCTGTTGACTTTGTTTGCCCAAGTGCCGGGTTTGGTAATTACATATCTAATAGGCTGGTTGTTCCACACGCAGGTGACTCTGCAACAACTGT